CTTTGGCGAATTTTGCCAGTCCTTCTACTCCCTCTGGCAATGTGAAGGCGCGTGGACGAGGGTTGGCATGCCGGGCATCAAGGGGTCGTACAACTCCTTCGCTTCGTGGCGTGCCAAGCGCGCGCATACCTACGCCGCCGACGGCTCTGGGTTCGACGCATCTCTGTCCGCCATCGTCCTTACGATCGCAGGTAAGATCGTCGCGCGCTTCTTCCCGCAGGCCTGGCACGCATTCATTCAGTCGGTCGTGCGCCAGCACATCTACTGCAAGGTCATGGGCTGCTTTAAGATGCAGTTCCTCAAGGGCTATGGTAACTCATCAGGTGGCTACCTTACGTCGCTGTTGAACACCATCGTGAGGATGATCTACGAGCAGTACATCGTGTGCAGAGCCGTCCAGGACGCGGGCTATCCGCTGAGCTCAGTCACGAACCGGTGGATGGACGCGTTCTTCGCGATCAGCATCTTCGGTGATGACAGCCTCACGAGCTTTGACCCACTGCCCGAGGCGATCGCCTTTAACCAGACCAGCGTCGAGGCGTACGGAAAGGAGCTCAACTTCAACATGAAGTTCGAGGGGTTCGGAGTGCCCTTTGGGTCGTGCCACTCGTTCTTGGGGAAGACCCCCCTGAACGTTGGTGGCTACTTCGTGCCGCAGTCCACGCGCTTGGATCGTGCGGTTGCTAGTCGCATCTACGGCGACCCGACCACACACGTCTCGGCCTTCAACTCGCTGCTTTTGGAGTACGCCTATAACCCAGAGTTCGACCAGCTGTCGAGACTCGCGGAGAAGGTCACAGGCAAGCGATTTCAGGGCCAAGACTACTTTTGTGGCTACTACCACAATGGCCCTGGGGAGGGCCGGGCAGGCGTCAGCTTGCGAAACGTTTCCCTCACATTCATCGTCGCAGTTGTGGCGATGTTGTGCTTCCTGATCGGTGCGATTGTGCCGGCAGGAATGGGGGCGCTCACGCGCGTGAGCTCTTCCGCCGCCACAGCACCGCTGCCCCGCGCGGACAGCGGTGCTGCGCGGCCGGGTGCGTCTGCCAGGTGGCGATTCACCAAGGCTCCTGTCGTCGCCGAGTCCCGCGCCGTGGCCATGCTCGAGGGCAAGGAGCACACGCGGTCGAGGCGCGGCAGTGTATCCAGCGCCGGTAGCGTACGCAGCGTGAAGTTCAAGGTCAAGGCTGGGAAGCCGAAGGCCAAGGGCGAATCGCGCACCCATGGGGTGCGTGCTGTCACGCCGACGCGCGGTGCGTCGGCAAGGTTCGACCCCCCGTCACGTGCCGCTCCCAAGGCACACGCCGGTGCAGGCCGCGCCGAGAGCATTGTCTCGATGGACGCCGCCGGTTCGGATTTTCTGGGCCCTAAGCCGTCTGTGCACGGCGATGTTGTGAGTGCTGTCGTTAACAGCATGATCAACCCCTGGGGCGGTTGGAAGGCGCGCTTGCCTGATAACACCATTGTGCCCACTTGCGTGTGCACGCTGTACGCCAACCGGACGTATACGTGCCCGGTCGGGGCCTCTGGTCCGAACGTCATCTTCGCCATGAACACGCGGATGAACAGGGCGAGTGGGACACCGTCGGTTGATTCCACCACCTTTGTCAGGACGGGGGGCGCTCCGACTGTGTCTGCTGTTTACACCCAGACGCCTGGTCAAATCCTGGTCCCCATGATGTACGGAGCAGACCCGGAGAACGTCATGGCACCCATGGATGCCCCATCCGTCGGGGCTACCAGCTTGGCGTGGAACGACGACTTCGGCGCGCAGGTGGACACGGTGACGGCCAACTGCACGGCTTATCGCACCCTGGCTGCGGCGATCCGCATCCGTATCATTGGGCTGCCCTCCGGGCAGTTCATGACTCCGGGTAAGATCTACGTGGCGCAGATCAGGTACGACAGGCACGATGTGCCCCTCACCGAGCAGGAGTTCGTCAACTTGGAGCAGAAGGGTAGGGCCAGCCACGTGTCCGCAGATGCGGTTCGCGAGGCCGGCTCGAAGACCGTCTTCTACACGCCGGATGGCGCTGAGAAGTACGGCATGAGCAGTCAGTTCCTGCTCGCCCCGGGTATTTACCGCAATTCCGACGTCTACCCTGCCGGTCTTTCGGACTCGGCAGGCATCCGGAAGTTTCCGACGCTTTCGGAGATCGCTACCGCCCGTGCTGGTGCGGTTACCGATGGCCTCACGTTTAGGGACGCTATCGTACCGTACCATTCGGGGCCAGCGTCTGACCCCACTGCGGACTTCAGGGGCGTCTCCGGCAGTGGAGACATCGCGAACGCGGACTCCACCTCGATCCTGATCGTGGGGTACTTCGGCATCACTCCCGGCGTCGCGGTTGAGGTCGATTACGCGTTCCTCGGTGAGTTCATCCCGAACAAGTCTGCCCCCGCGGGCTTTGAGACTGCCATCCAGTTGCCGAGCGCTTCCGCTATGGACCAGATCATGAGTGCCGCGGCGATTTTGTCTATGGCCAAGAACAGGTTGTTCCAGGCGAAAGACGACATGTCGCTCACCACCGGGGTTCATGGGCGCGCGCCGTCGTCGGAGGCATCTGTGTCCTCGAAGCGCATCACCTCACTGGCCATGCTCGCCCCGGGTAAGTGCATGCCGGCGTCCGAGGCATGGTCTGGCATGGACTGGCTGAGGAAGGGGTATATCGGCTCGCCCACTAGCGGCGTCGCCTGGAACTTCACCGGTAAGTGAGGTTGCTTTAAGTTAGGGAGCCTGGTGTTTTTAATACACCGTATAGGCTAAAGTGACTCACAACACACTTTACCCAGTGAGGACCGCGCGTAGCCGCGTGCGGCCCGAAGAACGATCGGCTAGCAGTTGACAGTGATTTTCCTGCCTGTGTCTCAGGTTAGTGGCGCCGTGCGTCGCGATCCGAAAGGCACAGATCTAGCATGGGGTTTTCCAATTTTCCCCAGTGCTACTCATTTTATTTGTAACCCCGCCTGGCAAGCGGGGGCGCAATGGAAGGGAAG